TAATTACTTCTAATGGAAAACTATATATTTTATCACATTTGAGTTCACTTGTTGAAGAACTACTTACAACTACCTTATTTGGAAGTACAGTTTGTTTTTCGATTGACTCTAATAAATCATATAATCTTTGAATATGACCATAATAACATGGAATAGCAACACCTATTTTCATTTTATATTTTATAATATTATTTATTCTTTAAATTAATTAAAATTCTTTAATAGTTTATTTTAATTAATATTTTTAAAAAAGTTTATAAAAAGTTTAAAAGTATACTTTATCTACAATATGTAATCTTGTTTTGAATATACGCATTTTTTATATTTGGTAAACTTAACGCAATAAAACAAAATATACAATTTTCTTTCCCGATAAATTTGTCTTGCTCTGGAAATTTCACTATTTCAAAAATTTTCTGTTTTATTGTAACGTTTCCGTGATGAATTTTATCCACTATACTACCATTATTTGGGTATGAATGAGTAATACAACCAGAAATGTATTGTTCAAGTTTTTGGTTTCTTATATTAATTTCTTTAATATTTTCAAAAAAACCCTCAATTGTTCCATCTGTTGGTTCAAAATAATTATGTAAAATAATATCACTCTCATAATCATCGAAACATTTCAAAAGAATTGAAATTCTTTGAGGATGCATTATATCACAAGGTTCAATAAAAGTTATGTAATCCATATCTTCTAATTTTGAGGCAGCTAAATTTCTATTTTTTGCGACATTTTCTTCATCTTCATTAACAACAAATTCTAATGTAAAATAATATATTTTATTAAATATAAAATTGCTCGTTGAAGAAGTGCTTACAACTACCTTATCTGGAAGTATTGTTTGTTTCTCGATGGAGTCTAATAAATCATATAATTTTTGAATGTCACCATAATAATACGGAATAGCAACACCTATTTTCATTTTATATTTAATAATATTAATTATTCTTTAAATTAATAATATTAGTTTAGTTAATTAGTCAAATATTTATATGTTAGATTTATATGGTTATGGACCGTCTAATAACTATCTTATTCATACTAAAAAATAAATAGGAAAAATAAGAAATTTATGAAAAGAAGAAGATAAATAATTATTCTGTAGAATAAAAATAATCATTTATCACAATTTTATTTTTTACACATCTACTCATTTTAGCAGCTGAGATTCCTTCTGATTCAGCAGCTTTAGCTATTGATTCCCAAGTTGACAACATCTGATTAGTTTCTTTTTCTCTTTTGTAAACTTTTTTACCAGTTGATGAAATTAATTTTGGTTTATGTTCATACTCTTTGAGTGATACTCCATAATATCCTTCATTATTTCCTTCATCTGTCCAAACTGTTGCTTTAAGTGCGTAAGGTGATGTATTTAAATATTCTTTAATTTCCTTCATATCATTTTCAGATAATTCTTTACCAACATTTGTTTTCCATTTTTGATATTCCCTCAATAATACAGAATTTAATATTTTTCCGCAATCAGAAAATTGACATACTTGAAATATAAATGTTTCGACTTGAGAATTGTCTAGTGTTTTGTTATATTCTATCGATTTTAATTTAATACCTAAATATCCATGATTTCCTTGAACACGTTTTGGTTTAAATCTTGTATCCATATAATTTTTTAATGCGTGAAAAACTTCCTTTGTAGGTTTTACTTGGCTCCATAAACGAAAACGTCCTTCAATATTTACAGATAATTCTTCTACATCAGGTCTCACAATACAAATACTATTTACAAACTCGGCAAATTTTTTATTCAATTCATCTTCTGGTAATAATACATTTTGATAAATGGGTTGATTTTCAAAGTTAACCGTCTCGATAACCTTTTGTTGATTTTCTATTTTTTCTCTAAATTGATTTATTTGAATATTTTTTTCAGTAATGATTATTTCCTGAGACTTATTTTTTTCTTTTAATATTCTATTCTCATTTTCTAATTCTTCATTTTGTTTTATTAATCTATTAAAATTATCTATACTATATGTTTTAGAATGTATAATGTCCTTAATATGTTTAGTTAATTTATCAATAGTAAAATTTGTGGCGTCATAAGAAATTATTTCTGTTTTATTTTTCCCATTTAGTTGAAGTGTGCGAATTTGTCTTTTAATTTTTGGATATGTCTTGATTAGATTTTCAATTTCTACTTTATTTTGAACTCTAAATGCCTCTACTAAAACAAAGTTATTGTATTTTTTACGATGATCTAGTATTCTCGTTGATAGATCATTTGTGTGACCAAATTTTATTAGCGTCTCATTTTCTTCATTTGTATTATCAATAGTTCCAAAATATATACATTCAGTGTTTAATGGAAATTGGACAATTATTGCTTGTTCTACCGCCTTTTGCTTTTCTTTTTTAGAATTTTTAATTGTAATATCTTTTTCCAAAATAATATTTTCTTTTTGCTCTAATTGGAGTCTTAATTCATCCGTTTCTTCTTCTACAATTTGATGTAAAACCTCCTCCATTTTCATATAATATTCGTGAATTTCTCCCGCCTTTTTGGTTTGAGCTTTTAAACATAATGACTTGAAACATTTTATGGTTAATAAAATAGTTTGTTTGTTGTGTCCGCCATTTTGTTTGACAGTAGGTTCTTGTTCAGAAACCGCTTTACCTAAATGTGAAGCAAGATTTGTGTTAGTTGAACTTGCTCCTCTAACTTGAGGAGTAGTTTTGTAATCATTTAAACTTGCTTTCCCATCAGAGAAAGCAAGATTTTTATAATCTATATTTAATTTAAAATGTTTTTCTATCATTCTTATAGATGTAAATTTTGAAGCAAAACCTAACCAACCCCATATGCTATCTAAATCTACAACAAAGTCTATATTTTTATCATAATTTAAGTAGCAGTAAAAACTACTTACAAATAATTGTGATTCAAAATCAGTGAAATTTTCCTTTATTTTATTTATTAATTTGTTGTTATAAGCGTTTGATAGTTTAGAGATTGGGTTTTTCTCTATTAGTTCTACGATATTAAGTTCTTGCATCTTATTATATACTTTATAATAGGATACTCTTTAAGTTGTTATAACTGCTTATATATTTTAAAAGCGGTTTTTATAAAAGCGCTATTACCATTTTGTCTTCTTAACACTGATTTTTGGCCCACCTCCACGTTTTTTAATAGAATTCGGGTCATATTGTTCTTCTTCTTCATCATCACCCATATTTTTAGATAATTCCCAGAATTCTTTTGACCCTAATCTAAAGTCATTATGACTGTCCGCTTTGTACCAAAATACTTGGTCTTGTAATTTATTTGACTTTGAGTTATTATTAATAACTAGACATTCATAATTTTCAGTGCATTGGTCCATTACTTGACAAAACGATTCAAATGTTGGAAACATACCAGCATAATTTTCATATATTCTTTTTCTGTTTGCGATATAATTCTCTCTTAGTATAAAAACATAATCGATATTTGTTCTCAATGTAGGTGGTATACCTAAAGGATATTGCATTGTTATCACTAACATTACCTTCCAATGTCTTCCGTTCATGAAGAGTAATCTCATCATCTTATCTCTCGTCCATGTTGCGTCATATAAACAATCATCTAAAATAACAAAGGCTCGTGGGTCAATTGTGCTTTTTTTGTATGTTTCCATTTCCTTCTTAATTTGTTTTAAAACGGTGCGTTGTCTTTTCAATATATTTTCAATAATTGCCGTATTGTATTCATTATGAACAAACAATTTGGGGACCATTTTTGCGTAAAATCCGTTTCCTTCTTCTGTGCCTGAAATAACTGTGCCGATTGGTATTTCTTGCTGATAATAAAGTAAATCTCTAACTAAAAAAGATTTACCTGTATCACGCTTCCCTATTAACACAACAACTGGACCTTTATTTTCATTCGGCTTGAAACTAATGCTTTTCATGTCAAATTTTTTTAATTCAAGCGTCATTTTTATTATTAATAAATAATAGAATTTTATATTTATTAATATTACGCATTTTCTATTTATTTATAGTGTATTTTACAAATAATAAGTTAAAAAAATGGATTATTTATATATTAAATAGCTATTAATGATAGAAGTAAATTATCATAAAAGAAAGAATCAAGAACTTTTTAAATCTTTAGAAGAAAAAAGTTCATTATTTATCTCTAAAACCCAAAATTATATTCCTATATATCAAAGATTTTTCAATTTGAATGAAACAAATTACAATAATATTAATCTAAATCATCAATTTTATATAACAGAAATAAATGAAAGATTAGAAGACAATGTTAATATATTTAATTGTAAAGTAAAAAATTTGGATAACTCAAAAAAATCCAAAGATAAACAAATTTTCTTTAAATTAGCACCGCTTTTAGACCCTTTCAAATACTTAATTGGTAAATATAATGCGAATGATACTAATTTATTTAATTTACCTAGCTTAGATTCAAATGCTTCAACCGTACATCAAAAAATATTGGATAGTAATAATTCATCATACATTGATGGCTTATTTTCATATTTAAGCAGCTTTTTATGCCACAATAATAATTTTATTAATGGAGTAGATTATTATGGCTCATTTTTAGGTGTTAAAAATGATTTTAAACTTAATATTTATGATGACTTAGAATATTTAGTTAGTTCTGATTTTTTTAATAAAAATAGAAATGTATTATTTACTGTTGATAATTACGACCACATTTTTAAAGATGAAACTGTTAAACTTAAACCTATCAAAATTGAGTATAATTCTAGTCTTAAATCAAATTCATCCATTAAGTCAATTAATGAAGATTTATATGAAGATATTTTTAACAATGATAATGCTGATACCCACATTGATTTAAATGACCTTAAAAATATGTCTATGGACCTTATTGATATAACAGAAACTAATTTTTTTGATAAAAAAGATGAGACGAAATCTGCTACCATTAAATCTTCCTCAAGTTGTTCTTCAAGAACTTCTCATACAACAACCTTAAATAGTATAGATGAGGATTTATGTGACGATATTAAATGTTTAAACAATGATATAAATTGCGATGAAAAGGATGATATAGATTCCGATGAAAAGGATGAAAAAAATTGCGATGAAAAGGACGACAATGATTCAAATTGGGAAGACATTGAAGATTCAGACGAAGAAAGCGAAGAAGAAATAGAGGAAATAATAGAAGCTACAATCCCCCATTTTCCAGTACAAATAATTTGCCTTGAAAACTGCGAAAACACATTTGATGATTTAATTTTAAACAATGAATTAACGGAAGAAGAATGGTTTTCAGCATTTATGCAAGTTATTATGATTTTGATAACATACCAGAAAGCATTTAATTTTACTCACAATGACCTTCATACTAATAACGTCATGTATATAAGCACAACTAAAAAATATTTGTATTATAAGTATAAAAATAAAAATTATAAGGTACCAACTTTTGGCAGAATATTTAAAATAATCGATTTTGGAAGAAGTATTTATAAATTTAAAGGGAAAACTTTTTGCAGTGATAGTTTTAATAGCAATGGCGATGCCGCAACACAATACAATACAGAACCTTATTTTAACGAAAATAAACCACGTTTAGAACCGAATTTTAGTTTTGATATTTGTAGATTAGCATGCTCTATTTTTGATTATGTTGTAGATGATTTACAAGAAACAAAAAATCTGGATTTATGCGACCCGGTTAAAAGATTGGTTATTGAGTGGTGTCTTGATGATAATGGATTAAATATGTTATACAAAACCAATGGTGATGATAGATATCCTGACTTTAAATTGTATAAAATGATTGCTAGATGTGTTCACAATCATAGTCCTCAAGTACAGCTAATTCGTCCTGAATTTATGGCATATGAATATACCCAAAATATACCAGGCGAAATTATTGATATTGATAAAATCCCTGTTTATGCTTAGAAATAAAATATTTTAATTGTAAAATGTGTAATAATATAATTTTATTGCGATTATATTATTATTTAAGATTATATTATTATTTACGATTATATTATTATTTACGATTATATTATTATTTAATATTTATA